CACGATGATCCGTTCGATCTCGTATTCATCGTCGGGAGACATGATGTAGCGGACCTGGATGAAGTAGCCGCCGATGGACAGGCCAATCTCTTGGCCACGTTCCAGACGGGTCTTCAGCTTCTTGCAGGACTCTTCCTGCATGTCCATGTCCATGATGCAGCGGAGCAGGTAGCCGGGCTCCGTCGCATCCGCAGGAGCAGCTACAGGAGCACGCTCAAGCTCTGCGGAGACGGTTCTACCCATCTCATCATCCCAGCCCAGCCCTTCAATCCAGCTACCATGCGATGGGAAAACCCCAACGCCCCTACCGAATTGCAGGCTCATACCTTCCAGGCACTTGGGGGACATCTCGGTCCCGTACCAGTCCTGCGAGGTGGAAGAAGCCACACCTTCCAAACGGTACACGCCTTCAGCGGGGGCAGCGATGGCCCCTACAGCGCGCGTCTCGGGAGCTTCACCACCACCTTCAGCAGCAGCCACCCTGACCGGGGCCTGTCGGTAGTGGAGGAAGCCAAGCTGCATCCGCAACTGACCGGAGCGGCAGGAGAGCACATACTGCTTCCGCCCATCCACCATCTCTACCGCAGCCGTGTCCATTGCCCTTTGCAGGGCCTGACGCAGCGCGTCTTCAGTTGTCGCTGGATCCATCCAGAGGCTCCTTTCATCCCGAGGATATGGGCCACCGTCTGAAGCGTCAAGCTGGCGAAAAAGGCGCTAACGTCGGGTGGGTTATTTCGCTGACAACAGCCGCACCATGGCCGGGGGAGTGGGTACCATCCGATGTTCCGGGCATCCACACCCGGCATTGTGGACTATCCACCTGCCACTTCTGACCGCTCCGGCCAGGGAAATAGCTTTCCCACTCTTGACCTCATCCGCAGTCCAGTAGACCAGGACGCACCGGCACCGGCCACGGCATTCCGTACCGCCGCCCGGCTGCACCGTCATCTGAGAAATCGGCCTGAATCCTGCCCCTCCCTGGGAAACGCAGGTTGGGCACGTCCCGGCATCATCCACCGCTACCCACTCAAACCACCATTCGGGGCCAGCGTCAACAGCAGGATCCGGTTGCACAGCCAGCGAAGATTCTTCCATTCCAGACTTGAAAATCTCGTTGGCCAGCTCTACCAATCTCCCAGACCAGTTGGAGATCCTGAACTCCTCCGAATCGAAGATCCGGCGGATGGTCCCCAGGATCAGGGCCACATCCACCCCTTCCAGAACCGCTGTGGGGTCCACATCCACCGCACGCTTGGCACGGGCCACGCCCAAAATAACTTCCGTCACCTGCTGACGGATGTCTGAAACCAAACCCTTCGGCTGGATCAGGTAATTCACCGCCCGCACATGGTAGGCATCCCCCCGCGTCTGCCAGTCCTGCACCACCTGCACCCCAGAGAAGTGGACGGCAGCATCCCGGCCAAGCCTCGCAGCACTTCGGTAGATGGTCTGGGTCGTGTCGGACCAGTCCACCGCCAGCTTGTCCAGCGACGTGTTGATCCTGCTCAGCAGGGCAGGCAACTCTTCATTGGAGATTTTCCCGTCCTTCAGCGTCGCGCGTGTCTCCGCAGTCACTTCCAGGCGCGCACGTCGGTAAAGAGGGGCCACCTCCCGTCCATATTTGGTGATCTGCTCTCCCAGGGCCGGAAGGTCCAGGGTCCGCATTCCCTTGAATTTCCCGGCTGGCTGCCAGTCCGAAGGCAGATCCGACCGCTGCTGATAGGTCGCAGTCGGCTCATGATCCGAGCCCACCAGGACCGACAGGAGGCTCCAAGGCCGGGCAGGCAGACTGAACGTCGAAAGCGCCTGCGCACGCTTGGCCATGGGCTTCCTGCGCTTTGCCAGCGGCACCCTGGCGCGTGGCTTGGCATCGGCCGGGGCGTCATCCTCCGATGTGCCCGCCTCCGGATCCTCTACTCCTCCACCATCCGTCTTCTTGCCGCCTCCTTCGGGCGCTTCTTCGGTGTCCTCCCCTTCAGCTTCAGCTCCCTCAGCGCCCTCAGAGCCATCCATCCCTTCGGGTGCCTCCACCTCTTCCGGCTCTGCCACCAGGTCTACCAGGCGCACATACCCGGCACCGGACTTCACCAGTGGGATGTCTCCCCCCTCCACCGGCGCCAGCTTCCGGGCAGCTCGCCTTTCGTTGACTGTGATCACCCCCCGGTCAAAGTCGGAAGCATCCTTCCTTGCTTCATCCAAAGCGTCTTTTGCCGTGGCCTTCAGGTCCAGGTTGAACTTGAATCGGATCAGAGCCGCCAGCGCGGGATCCCCCACCACCATGGGCAGGGTACGTGCATTGATAAGAGCTTGCAGCTGTTCCAAGATAGGCGAGATCAGCCCCGAATCCTGGGCAGTCACCTGGACTTCCGCAGTCGCGCGTGGGGTCGCTTCGGTATCGCCCATGTTCACCGGCTTCACCCCGAAAACGCGCCACACGACACGACGGACTTCCTTGATAACGTCCCGCATGTCCAGGTCTTTGGGCGTGTGTCGGAGCTCTACCCAGTCCGCGCTTACTCCCCCCGGATTGTTGGTGGTCAGAACCCGCAATTTGTGGTCCTGCCCCTTCATGTTTTTGATGGACTCCACCGCACGATCCGCAGCTGCACCGGCGATCCCGGCCAGTACCAGGACGCCGGGGGGCACCTCGTCTGAGTCCATCGCAAGCATCAGGTGCCGACTCTGATTGAGCAGCGTCATGACCTCGTAGATGAGGCTTTCAATCAGAGGAAGGCCCCCCGGTCCCGTCGTATTCGGGAACAGGTTCATGTACAGAATCTGCTGCGGGTCGAAGTACACGACGCCGCCGATGGCATTCTGCTGCCGGTACCCCAGAAGCCGCTGGTACTGGTCGATGTCCTGAAGCACATCGCAGCCGCGAAGCGCAACAATCTCCACCAGCCGCCCTTTGCGGTCCAGGACATGCTCAGCAGCCATCGAATCGTAGACCATCAGATCCCGCACCATCTTTGACACTAAAACTTCCCAGGGCTCCCCGTCCTTATTCGGACCCTTCAAAAAGGTCTGCGCATCCGCAGCGATACCCATGGCCCGCTCGTAGCGGGGATCCTTGGGGTCAAGGGCAGCTTCTACGCACCAGTCCCAGGTAGAGACTTCGCGCACAATAGCGTCTACACATGCCCGGACTTCTCCACAGGTACGGTACGCCGCCCAAAGCTCCTGATTGGTCAGGAGCCGCCCCTGCTCCGAGTAGCGGATTGGAACAGCACCCGAAGCGAGTACAGAAAAAGAGGCTTTCCCCTTACGCTCCCGCGCTTCCGGCGACTCGCGCCCCTCAGCAAAGCGGCTATCCCGGCGTCCAAGCTGGCTGTATTTGCCAGCGTCCAGGTAAAAAACGGGTGGCCCTGATAGAACTCGCGTGCTTTCCATGGGATCTCCTGCTCTACGGGAATGAGCCTATCCCGGAAAATTGGGGTATGGGGATCCCGGTCTGGAGGAGTCGTGGCAGAAGAGAGCCTGCGATTGATCGAAGTCGAGAGGCAGCTACGCGATCTCACCGAAGAGACGATCCGAACCGGAGAACGTGCAATCGCCGTTGCGACGGTGGTTGGAAGAGACCGGGCCGAAACTCAACGGCATCAAGTAGAAGTGCGCGACGCGCTTACCGCGTGTACAACAAAGCTCACAAGCATCGCTGCGGAGATCCAGGAGATCCGGTCGCAGCAGGCCCGCCTCACTGCCAGCCATGAAGCTGCACAGGCACAGTCAGCCCTTGCCCGCATGGAGCGGCTGGCCGGATCGGTCACATGGCCGGGGGTGGTCATGCTGTTTACGCCCATCGCTATTCTGCTAATACTCTGGGATAACCAGATAAAAACCTTCGTTCTTTCCATTACACAGGTGATCTATGGTCGCTGAACTGGTTGTTTGCTCTCCCCTTCCGGCCATGTCTGCGCAGTCGGAACCAGCGGACCCCTGGCACCGGCTGATCAGCCTCGCTGCGGATCCCAAAGCGACCGCCAAGGATCTACGGGCAGCCCGTGAACGGGCAGAGCGCCCATCCCCCCTTACGTCTTTCCCTGGAAGTACCAATGCTTGAAGAAGAATTCGAAGGCGATACCGACATCAACATCCTGCCCGCGTTCCACCTTTGCGCCGGTCCAGGCGGCCCCGGTCAAGGCCATGTGGTGCGCCTGCACCAGATCACTCCCAAGGTGGATACCCAGTCGCAGCCCGTGCCGTGGTCGGTCTGGCGCCAGCTGGTGATCGCAGCTCGGGAGGGGATGCCAGGCTTCGCAGCCCTCGCCTCCACCACCTGGGGAACCTGGTGGACACAGGAGATCGTCGGAAGGAATTTGGAGGAAGCCACCCGCATCGCAGTCTCGAAGTACCTCCCCCTGGGAATACCCGTCCCCTAAAGGGGCAGCCGCCCGAAGCGGAGTACGCGGATGGCCACCACCACCCGGCGCCACCACCGCAATGGAGGGACCGGAGGAGGGGGCGCTACGGGCGCTGCCTTCTGCTCCGGCCTTGCTTCCACCACCAGCCCGCTGCGCACAGCTTCCGCCAGCATGGCCAGGACGGATGCCAGTTGCCGTTCATGCTGCGCATGTAGCTCCCGAAGCTCCACCTGCGAGGCTTTCCCGCAGGCATCCGCACGCTCTAAAGCCTGCTTGGAAACATACAAAAGGTAGGCGACGAAGCCGATTTTCGTCATGCGCTCGGGCATCGGAGGTGTATCGACACGTCCAGAATCAGACATCGTAGAATCCACCCATTCTATCGTGCATTTCTTGAGCTACCCGCTCGTATGCGTCCGCATGGCGGAAGTGGTCGGGATCGTTCCCTTCGGACCAGATGATCCGGGTGCCCCTCGGGTCCAGCATCCTGGTAGGCGCCCGCATCTGCTCCACGAATCCAAGCACCGTCCCCACATCGGACGGGAAAGTGCGGTGCCCGGCGTTGATCTCATCCAGGGTGCAGTCAAGCAATTGTGTCCGGTCCACCGTCACTACGCGGTCTTCGTAGCTGATTGTAAGTCCGAACGCTTCCACGCCTACACGGGGGGAGGGATGGTAGCGCACCAGCCACACTTCACAGCCGCCCTTCTGCACAAAATGATCGCGCAACTCCTGGCATTTCCTTGTTTCAGGCCCCGCGTCAATGGCGATGACCTCCACATTGTACTGCCGCTGAAGCTCGATCAGATCCTCAAAGGCAGACACGGTGCAGATGCGCCGTCCGGTTCTACGGTATCCAGAGGGAGTATCTGCCTTTTCCAGTACAGAGATCGTGACGTTCAGCAGGGAGCCCACGTCCACGCCCATGATCACGCTCTTGCCCTTGTAGGCGTCGCCTCCCACCCAATCGGTAGGCTCTGCGATGGAGACTTTTTCCAGCATCGCGGCGGTGACTTTCGCCCCGGCATCATCCCTGGGAAGTCCAAGCACGCCTGCCCAGAAGGCCGCAAGCCGGGTGGGGGAGCCCTGTGCCTTCACCCATTCGGCGTAGAACCTCCTCAATGGCTGCCGCTCCTTCGCAGAGGGAAGCACGTCCAGACGGGAGATCAGAAAGGAAGGAGTCTCCCCAGGGGACTCAGCCATCCAGACAGCTCCATCTGGGGACCGGTCAAAGGGGCGCTTGCAGCGACGGCAGACCGGGCGGATGTCTCCCAGATTCGGATCCATCGCCCGATCTGCATCCCTGGGGATCCAGTGGCCCCCATCGGACTTCTTTACAATATTGATCTCCCAGTCCAGGGGCTGGAGCTCGTTGCAATGGCCGCACTTCAGATTCCACTTCGCGCGGCTGCCCTCCTTCCAGAGCTGGTGAATACCCTCCCCAGGTGAAGAGGGATTCGATACTGTGAATATCTGCGGACGTGGGGACTCGCGTACACGGTCCCGTGCCTTCGCGACGTTGCGAAGATCACATTCATCGTACTCATCAATGACGATGGTATCTGCGGAGAACTCCAGAAAGTCTGAAGCTGTGTTGGAGCCCAGAAACAGAATCGAACCCCGTGGCCCGAACCGCTTCCGTTTCAGATTCCCCTTGCTCTGCGTCTTCGCCCCATCTGTGGAGCCGGGCGCCCTTGCCCGGTACGCGGGGACTTCCTGGATCAGCGGGTCGATACGATTGGCCACGAACCGCTCTGAGGTATTGTACTGTGGCAGGACATACCCGCAGATTCTACCGTTCCACCCGGCATCATAGAGAATCTTCTGAATCAGAAGCTCTGATATGCCGGTCTGCGGAGCCTTGCAGAAGCTGGCCTCAGACATCTGGTCCAGGTACGCATAGAGCGGGATCAGATAGGGCTTGTCCGCAAAGGACATAGCTTCACGGCGCACATTCTGGTGCAGTGCGCGCGCCACCCCGATCAGCGGGAATTCCTGGTGCAGATGGACGCACATCCCGGCGTGAAGCTCAAGAACGCGCTGTTTTTCTCCGGCGGTCAGGCTCATAGAGGCAGCATATCAAGGTGCAGATGGGAGACTGCCCGTCGCGAGCGTCCCAGCGACTCCCAGGCCGGAAGAAGCCCGCCTCGCCAGCCGATGGGCACCCTCCCGCTTCACCAGAGCCTGAAGTGCATGCACATCTTCCGGCCTTGCTGCGACCACCTCCACCGCCATGCCCCTTTTGCACAAAGCCGCTGCATGTGTGGCCAGCTGTTGCAGCTCTTCCGGCCATGTGGTCGGCTTGGACAGCAGGCCCCTGAAGCCCTGCAATTCCCGCCCCTGCCTGGGAGACAGCACCACGTACGATGCCGGGAACTCCCAGCCCGTGGAGCCCTCGTAGGCCCGCAGAGCTTCCAGCATGGCCAGGAGCCATCTGGCGCGCACTGCCCAGAGTCCAGGCCAGCCGGTGGACAGCCCGTGGAGTGGCCCGCAGTCCCCTGGGATGCTCCCATCCACAGGAGCAGGAGCCCAGTAGCAGGCCCAGCTATCGGCGATGCAGTGGACTACCAAGGGATTCTGCGGGTTCAGGCTCATGCTTCCCCCATTTCCATATGGGAGGAGATGATCTGCCAGTCCAGACGGGGAGCAGCTTCATCCCCAGCTTCCTGGCGCCATGCCGGGAAGACCTCTGCGGCCATGGTCATGATCACCTGAACCGCTTCCTCAAGCGCCTGCATCTGAGCGTAGATGGCTTTCCCAGTCTTCTCTGCATCCCAACAGGGTTCTTTGTACATCTGCCACAGGATAATCTGCGGGTGACCATCCTCCTTGCGGACCTCGGGAACGTAGATCCAAAGCCGTTCCTTGGCTGAAAGGAACGCCCGCGCGTTGGCATTGACATCCTGCCCGGCAAATACCTCCCCTGGGAGCAGGTCACAGCAGATATTGATCCCGCGCTTGGACCGCTGGATTGCGTAGCCGCACCCGTAGTTTTCATCCATGGCGAAGAAAATGGCGCCATGATGGAGAGCGTCAAAAAAGGAGGAGTTCATTTTGTAAACCCGATGGGGCTCTGCTCCGCCTTGATGGACCCCACCACCAGCCGCACCACCTCGTAGCGATGCTCGCTGTCCGTCGGCTGCACCAACTGCACCCGCACCCCTACATGGTGCAGGACTGCCCGTCTGGTGGGAGACGCCTTCGCCACTTCCAGAAGCTTTTCCAGCTCTTCCTGGGAGAGCACCATGCGCCGATCTGTGGGGTCTTCCACCCCTCCATACTGGATGTCCCGAAGAATGTTCAGGTCTGAGCGGATGATGATCCCCGGCATATGCTTGGGGCGCCATCCCAGGGCGGAAAGGGGCAGGGTGCGATCTGGTTCAGGAAGCGACATCGTGATCCTCTTGGGCTCATAGTAGCCGTCTGGGGAGCGCAGCCTGAAGAATCTGGCATGGCCGGAGGGGGTACACCCGGTCCGCTACAGCGTGCTACGGGGCAGCGCCCCTAAATGAGCCACACACACCTATAGGGGGTTCTTTTAGGCCCTATCCATATCGGCCACCAATGGACCTTCTTGCGAAGTCGCATCCGGCCCGAAAAAGCGGCAGAGGCATAAGCGGCAGCGGCTACTATATGGGCATGGCACCCTCCGCACCTCCGCACCATCCCCAGGGGCAATCCCCTGCGACCCTGTTTCAGCCACCGGTGACGATCACCCCGAAGGCGCTCTACGACCTTCCGATGACCGTAGCGGCAAGGGAGATCATCGACTCGGTACGGGACTGGAAGGTGCTTCAGGAGACGCTGCGGATGGAGTTGCAACGGGCACTCCCGAAGGAGCGCCGGATCGATCACCTGCGTCGCCGGATCGATGTGCTGAAGGTGGAGGGGGGCGGAAAGCTGCCTTCCAGCCAACAGGGGCTTCCCCTGGCTGCACCCGAGTCCGTACCCGCCTGCGAGTCCCCACGGGGAACAGCGGTCAATACGGCCAGCATAGACCGGGTGTCCACCGATGGGCTTCTCCCGATGGTCGGGGATGCCGACTGCGCTTCCGAGATCCCGGATACGGGCGAAGCCACCTATGCCCGGCTGGTCATGCAGACACTTCGGGATGGGAATGCGCGGGTACTCGCTGCGCTTCTACAGGCGGGCCATGTACGGAATTACTCTCCGCAGCTGGTAGCGGAAGCGATGGTGGCCGCAGCGAAGGAGGGTGGTGCCTGGGATGTAGAGCAGCAGGTGCGCCTTTTCGCGGGTGTGGTCAAATAATTCCAGATGGATGGGGATCCGAGGGCTACTACGGTGGAGACTGGGGTAGAAGATGGAAGAGCCTAAGTTTCTCTGGATCGGCCTCGTTCCCCCCGAAATGCGTGGAGACGGCGCCACAGTGCCGTCAGAGATCGCTGTAGCAGACCCTGGGGATCCGGGGCTGCCCGGAATCATCTACCGCCCCGATGGAAAGGGCGGATGGGAAAAGCGCAACGACTCCGGACGGATCGCGGCCGTGAACATGGCGAGGGAGATCGCCACGCAGGACCACAAATTCCGCCCGTTGGTAGCGGCTGCGCTGTTCGCAGAGATGCAGGCGGGACGTGCCGAAATCCAGCCCGATGGCAAGCCCACCGAAGGCGCCTTGACTGCCCTTCGGCTCATTGAATCGCTGGGCATTGCCGATGACGTGTCAGCGATGATTCCGGAGGTCTGCCCGATTACCGGGCTACCCGAACGCCTGTTTTAGTGACCACCGCCGCCCGGCGTATCCGGGCTTTCAATGAGGAGAACGTATGGAGACAAGAAACTTCGGCGACCGGCTTGCAGCCATTGAAACCCTGGTCATTGCCCGCCCCGATGCGGTGTCGGTCAAGACCCTTGAGGAGCGGGTGAAGCTCGGGAAGGAAGCCACTGAAGAACTGCACAAAACGCTGCTGCCTTGGGGCGATGCGGAAGCAGATCAGAAGTGGCCCCGCTTTCGCCGTAAGTCGGCATGTGGCCGGTATGACGCGCTTCTTTTTGTGGCCGCCGGGATCAACGCGAAGCACTACAGCCTCATCTGTGACCACTACGCCCCCAACAAGGTGGCCTGCGTGATCGCCCTCGATCCGTCCGATGTGGAGGAAGTCAAGCGGCGGGCGGATCTCATCCTGGGGATCGCTGACTACCGGCTGGAATCCGCTACCCCTTCGGAAGCAGCATGAACCGCCATCCCTACACCGGCCTTCGGGCCACCCGTCCCGCATCTACCAACCCCCGCCTCCCGGAAGTCTCCGGCGTGGTCGTAGCCGTTGGCACGGCGTCGGAAGAGTTGGAGGTTGGCGCTCTGCACTTCACCGGCGCTGTCCTGCTTTTGGACGACGGGAAACACAAGGAAGTCCCGCTGGACAGCCTGATTGTGGACCATGCCGAAGCAGCCGCACGGATGGCCCCCAAGCCGCCGCCGGGGGAAGCTCGAACGATGCACCCCCTCATCGGCATGGTCGCCACCCCATCAAGCAGCCCGGCCCTCAGCGGCCCCATCGTCTACCTGTCCACAGAAGCAGACGATAATGGAGCTATGGAATCCTACGCCTATATCCTGACGAAAGGAATGATCAGACAGGTGGCCCTGCATGGGCTTCTGATTGATCAGGCCGAAGCCACAGCGAGGCTTTCCCCTGCCCAGCCTCAGCGTGCGCCGCTGGTCTGCGGTACCCTGCTCCCACTACCCCATGCAGGTCCAGAGATGTCTGGCCTCGCGTGGTCAGACCGCCTTGGGGAGCACGTCGGGAAGCCCATCTACATCCTCCAGATCGTCGGCTTCCAGGCTCTATGTATGGCCGCTGGGAGCTTTGAGATGTTCTCCTGCTCTGTGGAGCGCATCAAGATGGATGTCGGGACGAAGGCTCAAGAGGTGGCAGCCCTGGTAGTGGAAGATATTTCTTCCCGCAGGTGAAGGAAGTTTCTTGACGGTAACCCGTGCGGGGTTATTCTTGAGGGGCCAGAGCGGAGTCAACCAAGCCGTCTGGTGGAGTCTCAAATGTCCCTGTCCTTCGTTTCCCTCCTCCATTTTGCCGTCATCTACGACGGCGTAGAGTACCCCGCTTCCGCCACCCCCCTGGTCTTCGAGCCCATCCTGGCCGGGGCCGGGCCGGTCCCCACCCTTCTGGGTTTCGTGCCCCCGGAGATCCCCGCTCTCCCCGCAGGTACCCGTGTTTTGGTGCCCCGCCTCGCGGCTGCGGTGCAGTGGGCACAGGATCGGGGCCTTGTCCCCGTCACCCTGCCCCTCTCCGCGATGGGGCAACGGGGCGGCAGCGGCCCCGTGGTGGTCGCTGCGGTGGAGGATGCCCCGGCCTACCTACCCTTTGCCTTTCCGGCGGCTGCACTGTCCGAGGGCTACGACTTCCCCTGCTATCCGGGAGAGGTGGCCCCCCAGGCCATCCAGCGGGGGCTCGGAGGCCCCCACACCGTCACGACGGATCGGGGGTGGGAGTTCCCCTCCGTGCCCGTCGCCGCCATCAGCCGCCAGGATGGTGGCGCGGTCCTCCCTGATCTGGAGGCGGGAAAGTCCGCCATGATCCTGCCCCAAGATGGGGCTATCATCCGGGCTTTTGAGGCTAAGTATCCCGGTGTCGCCATCCTGGTGACGGGGGTACTGGATCCCGTCACCAAGCGGGTGCCGCTGTACCGGGTGCGGTAGTCCCGCTCCGCCTCCCAAGCCCGCCCATCTTCGGATGCGCGGGCTTGAGGGCGTGGAAGCCTCGACTTCTGAGACAGAATACAACAAGGGCACATGAAATGACCCGCATCAACATCCTCCGCGCCAAAGACTTGACGGATCAACACCTGCTTGCAGAACATCGCGAGCTTCCCAGGATCTTCAAGCAGGCTGCCGATGCGTATGCGGAACATCGCACGGCACAGCTCCCGCCCAAGTACACAATGGGCACCGGCCACGTCCGGTTCTTCTACGATAAGACCGCGTGGCTTGCTGCCCGGCATCGTACTCTGTCCGCAGAGTGTGCCCGCCGCGGCTTCAAGGTGCAGCAGGGGGAGCTCACACCCCTTGCTCATAGCGTGCCCTGGGAGCCGACTGCGGTAGACCTGGAAGAGAACCTGAAGCGGTTGCGGGAGAAGCTGGCTGCACCGCCTTGGGAGAACTTCTACCGGTACTGTGGCGTTGCTGTCGCTGCCGACTGGTACGACAAGATCACACCACCCCAAGCACCCGCGTCAGGCGGTTGACCAGGGCCGGAAGGGAAGGCGGGTAGGGAAGGGGCTCCTCTTGGGTGGCCCCTTCCTGCTTTTGCATCTGGTGCGTCGCAAAGGCTGCCAGGGTGCCCATCTCCCGACGGTTCAGCTTTGGCCGCTGCCCACCGCAAAGGCGCGTCCACGGGTCTGGTACAGCTGCCATGGCTCCATACAGAGTCTCCAGACGGCCGAAGTCCAGGCGCCCCTGCCCGGACCAGGTGGCGAGGCCATCCTCAGACTCCACAAGCAGCCGGAGCTGTCGCAGGAGGTACCGGTGCACGTTGACCGACATCGGCACCCCGAAGCGGCTGGTGGGCAACATCGGCACTGGCTGGACCAGGGGCCGCTGCATCAGGTCCGTCCGAGGTGCTTGCCCAGCGCCAGCGCGAAGATGGCCTGATCCGCAGCTGCGGATGCGGATGGGCCCCTGCCCACGATCTTCTTCTCCCCCACCACCAGGGAGAGTACCCATACCCGCCCATCGGCGTTGGCCATGTGCCCCGTGCTGACCTCATCCCGCAACTCGTAGTCAAACCCGGTGGCGTCCATGCACTCCAGAGCGCCTTCTCGGATCCCCGAAAATTGCAGGTCTTCTCCACCGCGCACCTTCCGCGCATTTCCGCGTACAGCTGCGTCGCGAAAAGCCGGAAGCACATCGTCAGGCTCCAGATTTCTGTAGTACCCATCGGGCCACAGGTGCAACGCATGGGGCGGGCGGGGGTTGGATGCACAGGTCATGAGGATCAGCCCACCGGGGCGTACCAGTTGACAACAACTGCGGATAGTCTGCGCCCAATGGGGATCATGCTCCAGACACTCGGTGGAGATCATCGCGTCAAAGAGCCGCCCATCCCAGCCCTTTCCCGCGTACTCATGGGCAGGGCCTACCCAGTCCACGCCTTTCCCTTCATGGATGTCGATCCCGATGTACTCGGCACCTCTGGGGAAAAGTCCTCTGGTAGACCCGTTCATATCAAAGCTGCCGACATCCAGAACGCGACGGATGGAATCCGGGTAGGCTTGGATTTGGTTCTTGCAGAAAAACATCACTTCTTCGTGCATATGCACCTCCATTTCCATAGTAGCCGGTTGCATGGCCGGGGTGTGGCTGGACATCGCTACCACTACCGGCTACTCTTTCGGCGTGGGATAGCTCAGCCCGGTAGAGCGTCAGGCTCATAACCTGAATGTCGTAGGTTCAAATCCGACTCCCGCATTTTCTGAAAGCCCCCGTTGCTCCTCACGGGGGCTTTTTCATGCCCGCACCCGCTTCCCCTTCACTTCCGGCATGGGGAAGGGCAGGACGTTGGAGAGCTCCCTTGACGCTCTCAGCACCTGGAAGATCATCCCGAGCTCTGCATGATCTTCCTGGATCGCGTCCATCGGGTCTTCCCCGCTGGCAATGGCCCGCTCTACGCGCACGCTGGTAGCAAGCGGGTTTTTCTCGGGATCCTTGGGGGAGGCATTGCCCATGGAATCGATTTCCAAACGCAGCTTCTTCGCTGCTTTCAACTCCTCCAGATCCTTGATTGTGATGGTTGCCGTGGGATCTTCCACCCGCTGAAGAATACGGTTCTCCACCTGCTCAGCGATTTTCCGAAGGCGCTCATTCGGGTCTGTGGACTTGACCAGTTCCCCATCGATCAGGGAGGTCACGCCTGGGTAGCTGGTGATCAGGATTTTTTCGAGACGCTTGACCTCTGCGGTACCCTGGGAGCGCCCATAGATCGCGAGGTAGGCCCGTCCTGCCTTCCCGGCCAGGGTACCGGCTGCTACCAGAGCCTCCCGATGATCCCAGAAGTTGTTTTTTGCCCACCGGGATACCATTGCAGAGGTATACCCAACGATATCCGCGATCTCTCGCTTGACCCGCTTTTCCGGGTCGCACATGCACCACAGCAGAAAAGACCGGTGCGCATAGGCGGATTCACCCGCCCGACGCTGCAGGGGGAGATCAATCTGCTCTGCTTCCTGCTGCGTCTGGGCAGTAGGGGCTGGTGGTGGAGGTGGGGGAGGAGGAAGGACTTTCCGATGCTTGCGCTGCTCAAGAGCAAGCTCCTCCTTTGACTTCTTCCTTCCTCTCTTTCCCTTGACCGGAGCGACTTCCAGGGGTGGAGGAGGGGCCACAGCCGCCTGAAGGTCTTCCGGTACCGGCTTCGGCCTGACGGGCTTCTTCGGCCTCCTGGTCTTCCTCCTCTTTTTGTAGGGACCGCGCTTTTTCCTCTCCCGTAGGGGAGGAACCTCCGTCACTTCGTCTGCCATCCTGCCTCCAGACCGGGTGCCACCGGCCATTTTCCACTATCATAGTAGCAGAAGGGCAATGTGGTGGATGCGACTACCGACGTGGATCAGCGCCACGATAGGCCAGCCCGCCCGCGATCATCGCAAAGCCGGGCCACAAGGCGACGGTGTACCAGAAGAAGACATGGCCGGTGGGGGTCATGCGATCAACATGCAAGGCGCGCCGTTGTCCATTGGCGGGTATTCCCGATAATTTGTCTCTCCGCCATAGAGTGCAATCTGTTGCCCCCAGCTATCAAAATCTGTAGCCACCACAAGGATGATGCGGCCACCGGGAAGCTGCCACCGCTCCCCCGGCAGATGTTGTGGTTCCGGCTCGGGGTTACTCATGTGTGCCTCATCAGGTGGGGTGCTCGACTTCGTAATAAGCGCCGAGAAATCCAAGGTTTGTTGTGCCACTGACCGACGTACATACTGCCGTCCAGCCGATATTCGTCCCGGCGGTCGGGAGGTTGGTACTGATAGTGGTGCTGTATGTTGCCGCCGTGTTTTCGTTTGTGATGGTATATGTCACGTCCGACGACGTTGTTTCAATCTTGAAAGTGTATGTGGTATCGTTCGACCATGCGATCCCGGTGTCGGTCGTCGTGTAGGCGGACCCCGTGCCGGTACCATGCACTATCTGCCAATTCGTGTCGGAAGTGGCGGTAGATGCCCGGAATAACAGGTAGTAGCCGCTTGTCGTAGGCGTGTCAGGGCTGCCGGAGTGCGTACCGGTGTAGTAGCCGACCTTGAGCCGCCTGTTTGTGTTGGTACTTGCAGTGCGGATGGTGATTTCCATCACCCCTTCGTGTCCGAGCCTCGTGAGTGTTGCGCAATTCGGACCCGAGTGCGCGCTGGAAGATGTGCTCTGGCAAAGCGTGGAGTTGTAGGTATCCGTCACCCCGTCCGCAACGCCTGGAAGCGAAGTGGAAGGCCCGTTGGTGCTGATTGTGTTCCGATCTGTGGACCAGTACCAGAACAGTTTCTTAGCGGGGGATGTGAACGCCCCCGGTGCTACGGCAACGGTCGGATTTCCGGCCACCCCATCGCCGTCCGTTATTGTGATGCTGTCACCGGCAGTAATGGTGCGCGTCGCTACGGTCCCGCCGCCTGTCCGCACAATCAGGCCGGTGGAGGAGAGGGCTATGATGGCGTCCAGAATGGCTGCCCACGCCTGCACCACGCTCCCGAAGGCAGCCCCTACGATGGATGTGCCCACCCGCCGGAGGAGTGACCCGTCGGCTACGGCGCCCATCCCGAGGTCGGTCCCGCCGCTTTCCCGCAAGCCGACCACCTTCCATGCGCCAGACACGACGGAGAGCATCCCGGCATAGGTGGCGGTGGACCAGGAATTGGCGCTGCCGACATAGGGAAGCCCGGCGGTAGCGTCGGCAGCCGTCAGAGAGTCCAGCCCGGCATCCCAAGCCTGCACATTCGTCCCCACAACCAGAGACAGCCACGTCCGAGCTTGCGCCGGGGTTTTGCTGCCCACTGCCGTACCGTTGCGATACAGCATCTCTGTGTCTGTAGTGCCACTCCACCCCGAAAGAGACAGCGTGTAGTCGCCATTTGCGCCACCGTCGGAAGCGGAGAGCGGAAGCGTCGGGACAAAGCGGCGCTCTCCGGTGAGAGAGCTGTTTGTAGCCAGCGTGAGGTATTCGGCATTTGTGGGGGCACCACCTCCCCCACCACCGGTATTCTCGATCTCCAGAATCAGCCCTTCATGCGGCACTTCTGTGATGTTGATCTGAATCCCAGACCCGGCCTGGAAGGTAAGACTGCCCCGCCAATCATCCCGGATCAGGGAGTAATTCATCAGGATTCTGCGGATAGTCAGATCAGCCATGGCCGAAGTATATCCAGCCGCCCTACAGCCCGCCTACAGGGCCGGGGTGAAGACCTGGGAGCGGAGATCGAAGAGCACTTCGGCGTAGGTCTGCGAAGGTGCCCTCCAGAGCTTCTGGAAGCCCTTGCACCGCACCGGCTTCAGCAGCGGCAGCCTGGCTCCCACCATCCAGGCCCACGGGCCACAGAGCCACGGGTCTTCCGGGTACAGGTCGCTGGGCACCGGGCGGAATTCGGAGATCCGCACTGCCCCGATGATCCCTCCCATGGGCAGCTTCTCAAAGCGGGGGCACTCCGGCCACATCGCCTTTCCTCCTGCACCTGGAAGCGGTAAAGCGAAGTCGCCCCTGGTGACCCCAGGGTACATCCGCACCGCAGCGTGGATCAGCAGCAGCCCGCCCCGAATCGTGTGTGGCTTCCAGCCCCGGTTCTCCCCAGGCTTCGGCCCGATGACCAGCGCAGAAGCGTAGGGCTGAAGCACGGTCAGGATGGGCACAGACGGCCCCGCCTGTAGGGCACGGATCAGATCATCGCGTAGTTGTTCGGCAGCTTCGGTGCCCATTCAGACCTCGTGAAAGGTGGAGGAGTCGGCTTCAGCAGCAGGAGCCTGAAGCGCAGCCAATAGAGCCTGGAAGCAGGCATCCTTGCCCTTCTGGGGATTACTACAGACCCCACGGTTCAGATACCGTCGTTCTGCTTCATCCTTCCAGATGACCCACTCAAAGCCGTCTTTCCAGGTACACCGCTTGACGGTGCAGGTGAAGGCCGGGCAGATGGCCCGGAAGGAGTCGGGAGCGATCTCCTTCCATGTGAGCGGGGGAAGTGCCCGCCGCTCAAGCTCCTGCATGTGCGCTTCGATTTCCCCATAGAGAAAGCGGGCTTCATGGGATTGGAGCTCTTGGAGTATGGCGCCAAGGCGGGAGAGGAGATCGGTGGAGGTGTCGCTTGGGGGCATGGCTATTCCAGGTGCCTGCCGTCTTCAGGCGGCTCGGTCGGATTGCAGAGGGGGCAGGCAGAGCTGTTCCCGTCGCAGGTGGCACAGGTATCGCCGGGGATGGGGGTGGGGAAGGCTCCTTGCACCGGCGCGGCCCGCTTGGCTGCCTCCGCCTCATCTGCCAACGGCGGAAGGGGAAGTGGTGGAACAATGCCAAAGTGTTTGCAGACTGCGGTACTACAGTTTTCCAGAGTGCCGTTGGCGATATGATGGACACCCGCGCCCATCGTCCAAGCAGTGAACTGACCGCAACTGGGAGCAATGTACGCCACTCGAACGTCAGGCCCCGTGTAAAGATGCCAGCGCACGCCGTTGTACTCCCACCACGCCCTCGTCGCCTCCATCTTGTCGCAAGCGTGCTCCACGCTCTGCATTGCCCGTTCCACATATTCGGCATTGTAGGCGTCGGTTGGGACAACGCAAGAGTCATAGCGGCGGTCAAAGCGACGAACGGTTGCGGTGTTGCTTGGTGCTTCTGTAAACCCGAGAGCAAGCAGACGGTCAACAACGGCAGTCTGTCGCGTCGCCATTTCATGAATCCAAGCCGCCAACGCCTTTTCTGCACAGTCCAGCGCATCCCGAAAGTCCTCTTCCGCTTCACAGGGATGGCCGTCGGGAATGAGCGCCGTGTAGGCATAGCACACAAACTTGCGCAGGTGCAGAGACGGGCTTTGCGCCTCCACAAACCCCGCCGCCAACAGCCGCACGATCAGGGTGTCGCGCCGGGTTTCCAGGGGGCAGACAGGGGTGGCGGCGTGCCCGCATCCCGGCTCGCAGTAGTCGTGCTCCCCCTCCCCCACGGGCGCCTTCACGGCCGGGATGGGGCTCCCTCCACGGTCCTTGACCACCACCCCGTCAATCTCGATCCTTCTCGCCAGTATGAGAAGTTCATGAGGAAGAAACCCCTTCATGACATGGATCCGATCCGCCACAGGCGCTTCCGGGTTGAGGAACCATGCGCGGATCTGCTCCTGCTGCGCACGATGCCGCTCCCGATGCCGTTCCATGCGGCCAAGGCCAACGGTATCCATGAAGCTGGGCTCTTCCACCATCGCGGTGGGCTTCTGGGAAGGGCCTTGGGAGAGCTCCCAGGTATGGTAGATCCCAACCTGAGCCTCATTGGGCTTCTGGTTTACCGGCGTTGTCGCCCCCACAAAGCGCCAGACCATCCCAGCCGCTTTTTCTTCTTCCGTCATGGCCGGGGGAGTGGATTCGCCGTCAGTAGCCCTCAGTGTCAGTACGCGCATGTTCACCTCTGCCCGATAGTAGCCATCGCCGAAGACAATGCAGACCATGCGCAAAAAAAGACCGGCCCCGAAGGACCGGCCCCTACCACCACCAGGATCAGGCGGAGTGCGTATGCCCCGCGTCAGTCGCGGAAAGGCCCGTGGAAGCATGGGTATGCGATGCCTGCACCGGCGTCATCGCGTACTTGTAGACCAGGTAGTAGTCGTTGGTTCCGTTGGGCGCCGTGGTAGGCCCGATGATCCCATAGGTGGCGTCCTGGGCAGCAATGGCCTCCTTCACCCCGTTGCAGTAGAGGTAGGCCGCCACAAAGGAGGAAAATCCGGTAGGGAGCGGTACCCCAAACTGCGCAGACATCCCGATGGCCACCTTGTCAGAGCCGGTGTTCCCGGCCAGACCGGAAACCGTGGCGCTGGTGATGTGGCCGAAGGCGTTGGAGGTCGTCTTCGTCGCCGTCCCGCCGGTGAGCAACACGTTCTCAGTGATGCTCTGCCCAGCTGCGTCCAGACCCACGATGGCCAGCGTACCCGCCGAAATGGAGGAGTCGGCATCGGTGATCATGATGTTCAGCCGCACCGGTACCGTCGGCTGCGCAGCGATGGTCAGGGCCACATCGGAAACCACCACGTCCAGGACCAGGGTGGCCGCACCCGCAGTCGCTTCCGCCGCCACCGGGTTGAAGTAGTTGGCAGTACCGACTTTTGCCATTGCGCTGTTGGTGGCCGTGGTCGCCGCCGTGTTCCCGCTCATGGTGATCGACGCCGTACCGGAGCTGGTGGTACGGCCCGCCAGGGTCACGGCGAAGACCGCGATTTTGGTGGAGGTGATCTTGAACAGGATCGCGGCGTCGGAGTCTTCCGCCAGGGACACATCCTGCCCACGCTGGCAGTAGAGGTTCCCGGTGCCATGCTTCAGCACCACGGTACGGGCCGGGTCGGCAGCTCCGATGATGCAGATTTCCCCGGTGGCCATGCCATTGATGGTGTCCAGGTCATCGGAGGCGGCATCGCCCTCCGTGTCAATGGTGTGGAAGCCCTGGGTAGCGGTGACGGCACCGGAGGCGATGGTCAACTCAGTGGCGGCGTCGAAGATGAGATCCACCTGGGTTCCGCCTGCACCTTCCAGGGCCTGCACCCCGGTCAGCAGCGAGACGAGGAAGGCGCGCAAGGCCATCCCGTTGGCCTGCCCGGCCGGATTCTGGAGGACTTCGATACGGGGGACGGAAAGCGTAGACAGCGGCATAGGGAAGCTCCTGTGGGGGGTTCACCTGCCCACTACCCCGGCCATGTTCCTACCGCTACACGGGCTTTCCCCGGCTACCTGTAGAAAAGTTTTCAGGTGTTCCCAGAACGGGAGGTGGCTCCGAAAAGAGCTATCTGCTTGGGCTGCTCCCCCGTCTCCGCCATCCTGCCCAGCACGGCGCTCAGGTAGTCCTTCCCGTCCTGGTTCAACTCGGCTGTATCGTGCTGCCTCATCTCTTCCGGGTGCGTCCGAGACAGCCGCTCCAGATAGGTGGCGATTCGGCACGTTCCACCGAACGGAACCAGAATCCGGTCACCGGGCCGCGTTGACGCCTGCACCATGCGCTCAGCAAAGAGCAGGGGCTTCTGGCAGGGGTGGAGGGCTTGGCCGTCGGGGCCAAGAAGGCGCTCGGAACCGGCTACCTGTGGGTGCGTCCAGACGTTCGTTTCATCGGACGTTCTTTGGAAGGGCGGGCGTAGCATTTGATACTCCGCCCTAATTTCCGCTTCTGTGGCACGTCGTGACGTCTGCATAAGTTGCAACGACCATCGGGGGCAATGCGGCAACACCCACAAAGGCCCGACCTCGTTCAAGGCGCGCCACATCGCAACCCAGTTTTCCTCGGTGGGGTGGCGTATCCCGTTTTCCCAGTTCCAGACGGCGCCGCTTGCGGAGCCTACCACCTTGTTGGCCAAGTCGTGGGCGGACACACCCCTACTTTCACGCTCTCTGCGTATAATGCTGGCAAAATTAGGGTGGCGCGTATACATCCCACACACCTCGGTCATGTCCGGCCAACCGGTAGCGCTCGCAGACTTCTGAGCCTGCCCGTTCGGCTTGTACCAGACAATCAGGCTCTCGAACTCCCACCCCAGCCGCCGCATCTCCGGATCCAACCGTGCCCAGCCCTCTGCGGTATTCCATAGGTACACGCTGGAGGAAGGCGCCATCAGACCGGTCAGGCGCTCAAGGTGCGGGCGGTACCAGTCGGCAAGCCCTTCGACGCCCATCATGTCCCACTTGGCTTTTTTCATGCCGAAGGGGCCGTCAAGCTCGCTCATGGTGTAGCCGGGCTCAAGGGGGGCCTTAAGCCAGTCGCCCTCCCAGATGACGCCGGAGCGGAGTTCGTGGCGGATCATGCTGCACCTATAGAAAGTTCCTGGATACGCTTCGGATAAACCATAGATGGAAGACGGGTATCCCAGCGCCATGCGTAGGCGTGATTCCCAGGATGCTGTACCCGGCGGAAAGTCTGCAACGCACGGGCTACCCACTCCGAAGGATCCTCCCCGAATCTCCTTTCAGGTGCGCCAGCTTCTATCATTCTTTGATACGCCGGTTCCCCGCCGCGCTCCCCCTTTCGGATCTTGGTCAGTGTGCGGTCGGAGAAATTGCGCCCATGGGCGTCCAGGTAGAGCACCCTGGGAGAAGACCTGCCCACATAGGCGGCGTTCAACGCTTGGTAGACCTGCCCTACATGGCCGGGAGTGACCACCCCACCATCCGCCGCGTACCGGGGCAGCGGGTCGCTGTAGGAGAGCACGCCCCTGACCTCGGGAAGCTCTCTCTTGAGCAGGGAGAAGGCGCGGGCCATGAACCAGGATTCCCCGTTGAAGCCCACCTCATCCAGCAACACAAGGCGCCCAAGTTCGATCCCCTGCATGGTCCCCAGGTGCAGCTGGTAAGCGCGGGGTTGGATGCAGACCGAGAAGACCGCCACCCCAGCGAGGTAGCTGCGGGGACAGCCGATTTTGCGGTAAAGCCCTACGCGGAGACGGGCGGCCGGGTAGCTGCCGCTGTAGTGGTGGGCCTGAACGAAGGCGCGCGGGGTGGTGTCGTCGGGGAGCACATCCACGCCGAATTCGGAGGGGTGGAAGAGTTGGTGCTCGGGGGTCCAGCGGGATGTGCGGTCGCGCCAGCGGAGATCGGGGGGAGGGGAGGGGGTCACTCTTCCACACCCCTTACCCGCGCAATGGCCCGCCCGAGGCTCCGATAGACGCGCTCCACATCATCCAGCGCATTGGGGCCACCACCCTTCCCAGCGAGCCACGCTTCGAATTCCTCCAGAGTCGGCTGCCCCCACGATCTACCCATCGCCGCATTCAACCGGCCTATCAGCGGGCCAAGGGTCTTCATGCGCTCCAGAGCTGCCTTCTGGTGAGACACCTCATAGGAGCGGTCCTCTGCCTGCCGCCTGTGCCACTTTTCGGCCAGCCGCATCAACTCCACCCCACCGATCTTCCGGCCAGCCCACTCCCACGCAAACAGGGGCTCCGCTGGCGGCTTGTCGTGCATCCGCCTCGCCATCGCAGCCACAAAGTCAGGGGTGAAGCTCTCGATCTTCCGCTGGTGCGCCCGCCGCATTGCTTTGAAGCCGTTGCTACCCAGCTCCAGAAGCCCCCATCCTTCGGGCACCTCTCCCAGAGGAATGATCCCTACCGGGGCTACAAACCAGCATTCAGATGCGCGCTTTTCCCAAGGCGCCCGTTTCCCTGGATTGTCCAACTCACGCCGGAAGTCAGCGCGGGAGACTTTCACCTCATAGGCTGCCGACAAGTAAGCCTTGGACGGCCACAAGTTGAGCGCGTAGAAGTCAATGGTGCGGCCCTTCATGGAGCCGGTACTGTCGGCAAGCTCGGTAAAGGTGGCCCATTCGTTGCCAGAGTACCGCTCCTGAAGGTGGCGGATAATGACCGCTGCCGTAGGCTTTTCAGGGAAGAGGCTCAAGATGCGTCTCCAAAAGCCAACATCAACTTATCCCACCGCTGCTCCACCGGCGTATCGGCAAGCTCTGGAAGAAGCTCCACAAGCTCATTCCACCGATCCCGGCTGTAGCTGCCAAGGCGAGCGGCTTCCTCTTCATCCATGGGCTCTTCCTCGGGTTCTATCGCGGGTTCTGGCGCGACACAGGTCATCTGCACCTCCTCCACCATAGTAGCCGCAGAGAGCCGCTCAGCGTCCGCTGCCGTCCACTTTCCGCCCGCAGGCCAGGCACGCGCCCTCTTCCATCAGGGACTTCCCCTTGGAGTCCTCATGCCCTCCTTCGGTGCAGAGGGCGATCACTGTTCCTTTCCCTTCTTTGATCTACGGTATCCTCCGTGCATCGCAGGAAGATCCACCGTTTTGCGGCTGCATCGCGTAGCCTCTACACGGGCCATGACTGACTGTTCCAACTGGTGGAGCCTTGCGCGCTCAAAGCCCGCGTCCTGCTCAGGATCGCTCCCTACGACAGTACGCGCATTTTCAAACACTTTCCGAAGTTCCACCATGAAAACTTCCCATGGGATCCTCTCTCCACCAAGGATCGTCGCCACCTGTGCCGGTGGGATCTCCAAGTTCTTCCCAGCTCCGGGAATCCGCTCGGCAAGCGCATGTTTCGCGCGGGCGCGCCACACAGCCACGTCAAGAATGCCCGTACAACGAGGGTACTGCGTACACCCGTAGAAGACGCCATGGGCGCCTGACCGGAGAACGGCTGCGCTTCCACAGGTAGGGCACGTTGGCGCCAGGGCATCGGAAAGGGCGGTATCGGCCCATTCCTCAATGGCCGCCGTCGCAGCGTTCGCGCGGGATGCTGCCCTGTGGAGTCCTTCCAGGGCGCTCCTCACCTCTTTTTCCGCTTGGCAGATGTCCTCTGCCGCCCTCTGGATTCGTTGGGCAGCAGCAAGCTCTTCCGTTCCATCACTCACCTTCCACCTCGACATGGCCGGAAGGGTAGGGCTGCCGCGCATAGGGGGCGAAGTCGGCCCGCAGATGGCGGGGATCGGGAACCTTCCCACCGCTGCGGATATGTTCCGCCATCTGCGAGTAGAAACGCCCCTTATTCAGATCGTCTTCCAGGCTGCCCTTGTGCCCGGCCCGGTCTCGATATTTGAGCGCGTGCGTCTCGCAGGCGAAGGCGAAAAACTCGCAGGCGAGCCCTTCCAACAAGGTGAGATCAGGCATGGGAAGGGCATCAATCCTCTCGCCAATCATCTTCCTGACGTGCGCTTCAACCGCCGCATAGGCAGCATCCCGCATCCGATCTACTGTCTCCCTTCCGGCCTTGGTATACCGGTCGGGAGCGCGATCTGTGCCGTCTACGCTGTCTCTGCTCTGCTCAGACATGGCCCCCTCCACTCACCTCAGCAGAATCCTCCTCACCACCCTGCTCAAACAGGCGCACCACGTCTTTCCAGCCACCAGGGTAGCGATCTTCCAGCTTTTCGATGTTGGTGGCCATGACTTCTTCCATGGACACGCCGATGTAGCTGGCCAGAGCGGGGATGGCGCTGAGGATCCAGGTCAACTGGAACAGGATCTTGCGCGTATCCGGGCGCCGATGTCCGACCTGCTTCTTGACCAGCTCCGCAACGACACAGGCGGCGAAGACCGCGCTTTGGGCAACGGCCCGGCTGCCCTCAAAGGAGCCTGCCACCTTCAGGTCAGGCAGGCAGCCCAGCCGACTTGCAATGGCGATAATGTACCAGAGGAGATCCCCAAGCTCTTTAGCGGCATGCTCCCGCTTCCCATCCAGGGCCACCAGGAATTCGTGAGCCTCCCCGCAGAGCCCAAGCGTCAGAGTGGACAGGCACCCCGAAGGATGCGTAGGGTCAGGGGGCAGTGTCCGCAACGAAGACGCTACAAACTGCTCCCATGTGGGGGGCGTTTTCACCACCCAATGGGGGAGGTCAGGAACAGGCCAGGAAGGCTGTGCAGCGCGGATCCGCTTGACGGCGGTGTTCAGGGAGAAGCACTGACCCAAGTGATATTCTTGAGCGGAGCCCGCAGCCCAATGCAGCCGATTTGTCTCAGCATCATCCGCTTTATGGATCACGGTGATTCGGGCCAGTTGAATCCCGCCAAACAAATCAGCCACCAGGATGTAGCTGTTGCCGATACAACTGTCTCCATCCTGCTTGTAGATCCACTTCACCTCCACCGGGGACTTCTTCGGCCCTGGGGAGATCATCGGGTGCGTCTCATCCCAGGAGAGCACTTCATCGGGCAGGGCCGGGATGGTCCACAGGGGGAGCTTCGCCTTCAGCAGATCGAAGGCATCGGTAGGGCTGAGCACAAACCCGTCATCGAAGGGCTCGTGAATGCACCAGTGCCACTCCACATCCTGTGGCCGGATTTCTGCCAGGGCGGAAGGGCCTTCCTCGTTGATCACCGTCAGACCCCATGCACAGGCGCCAGCCTTCTCCAGAAACAGGCACTTCCGCCACTCCAGATAGGGATACTTTGCAGCTTCTTCCACAGATCCTCCTCATTCAGAAGGAGGTGGATCCCCCTTCTCTTTCGCCTTCCGTACCATAGTAGCCACTTCGCTGGCATCCCTCAGAATTACTTCCGCCCATTGAAGCCGCTGCTGTGCCTCCCAGTCAAGAAGGTGCATGGCAAGGTCAAGGGCTGCCTGTGGGGACTGCCCGGCCTGGAAGCTGCTCACCTCTCCCCGTGGCCCTGCCCAGATGTCTGCATTCCACCGCCACTCGCCATCGAAGCCCAACTGGACCTTGAAGCCCTCCACCTTGGCCACCCAACGGGGGCGCTCTTTCGCCCTACCGGCCATGTCCAATTCTACTTTCACCTGGGGAAAGTATTTGTGGATGGCCGCCTGGACTTCGGGGAGCAGCTTCTTTTGGAGGGCCTTGGCTTCGGTGGGGGTCAAGAACTTTTCCCAACGATGGGCACAGCCACAAGCAGATCGCCAGCCCGAAGCCAGTAGCGGGCCTCTTCCGAGCCCAGCGCGATTGGGCGGGGCAGTTTAGTCAGCAGACTGATAGCGTCCATCGCTTCGGATTCACTGGCCGTGAACCGGCGCAACTCGTAAGACCTCATGCCTACGGAATCGAGGGCGATGATCTGGATCGACCATTCTGTTCTGGTGGGCTCTTTCACGAAACACCCCCACAAGCCCGAAGGTATGCAGCCTCAGCCTTGCCCTGCCCTTCGGGTCCGACTTCAGGACCGCGATCTACAACGTCGCAGATGATGGAGCCGGGCGCGGAAAATTCCAACCGCCAGCCGTCGCTACGGACAACGCCGGTGAAGCAGCCACGCCGGGCAACGAGCACACTTCCGGTGGATGCGCCGCCGTCTTCGCGCCACTTCAGCAGGGGCTCCGGCGCCTTCCGAGGGCACGGATCCATCTCCAGCCACGGCATCGGCAGCCCGCAGTGGTAGCAGCAGGAGGTGCCCTGCAAAGACTGGTGCAGCCGGATCACTTGTGGGGCGACGGGTGCGGGCTCCGGCGGCAGGATGTCCACCGCCAATTCGGCGATTTTGGCGCGGTACCGGGGCAGGACATCAGCGATAGCGGCTTCGGGGGTGGCCCCCTCGCCCTGCCATGAGAGAAGGCTGTTTGCGGGGTCAACAGCACACTTCCACTTCCCGGCTTGCGACCGCCACAAACACAGGCTGGTGCCGTTCGGGCGTTGAGCCTTGGCGCCTACGTTTGTGAAGGGCTCGGCATCCCAGCCCGTTGCCGCCTTGATGGCCTCAACAGCCAGCTTCTGGTTGGGGGTCATTTCTGGGACTTCAGAATCACGGGTACTCATCTACACCTCTGTCCTGTAGTAGCCCCAAACATCGGACCCGTGACCGGAATGTGAGCAGGAGCGGATCACCATGCCCCTACATCCATGTGATCGATCCGCACAGCGTGCAGGACGCGCTGCTGCTGCGATACGCCATTTTCGTGGCTTGAACCTGACATCAGGTTTATTTCGCCTTCGGCCTCAAAGTAATATTGTGCCTCTGGGATCCGCTTCTGCACATCGGCAATCAGCTTGTTGAGCCCGGCAACATGCCGCTCGAATCTGGCAATTTCGCGCTTTGTGAGCTTCATCGGGCAGCTTCCACCTTGCGCTCGCAAGAGACCACCACGGCCCGGCTCTGACCGCGCGTCCAGTACACATTCCAGATGTGGCCGAAGCGGTTGTAGACCACGCTGTTGTTCTGGCCGCCCTGACGATCCTGGTACACGGTGGAGAAGTCAAAGGCGAGGTCAGCCGCCACCCTGGCAAGCTCTCGGCTGCCATCTATGTGGAGGGGAAATCGAATGTGGATGACTTCAGACGGCATTGACCACCTCCCCAAGAATGAGCGCCTTCAGATCCTCCATCTCGCGTGCGGACAGCCCAGACGTTTTCGCATCGGGGCGATCCTCGCGCATCCAGGCCCTCAGCACCGCCAGTTCCTGCCTGGACATCAACCGGGCGTCTACCCGGTAGTCCTGGAAGGCTTCTGCGCACGTTGGAACCCACTCTTTTACAATGCCAAAAAGCACTTCGGCATATTTGCGCATTTCGAGCTGCGCATGGGCATGGATCCGCAGTTGCAGAAAATGCAGGAGATTGTGCAGGTCCACCTTCCAATACCACTCGGTATAGATGTTCGTGGGCAGTACCATCCTGGCAAGCTCCCGCGCTACCTGACGCTCCCCAAGCAATTCCTCATAGTCGGAATAGGCAGACTCACAGGCAGCCATCAGAATGGACCGCACGGCTTCCGCTTCCTCCACTTCCAGCGGAGTATCGTTCCGCACCTGCTTGTTCTTTCCGCTCTGACCGGCAATATCCGGGCAGGCAGGAATGTAGAACTCCTTCGACAATACTGAGTACCGTCCTGACACCTCGTTGACGTTGGCCGTCCGATGACGAATCCATTGCCGTGCCACAAACAGCGGCAGCTTCACATGCAGCTTGATTTCACACATTTCAAAGGGGCTGGTATGCCGGTTCCGCATCAGGTACCGGATCAGGCCACGGTCGTCTGATACAGATTTGGTACCTTCCCCGTAGGAAACACGGGCAGCCTGCACTACCGCAGCGTCGTTACCCATGTAGTCAACGACACGGATGAAGCCATGATCAAGCACCTGGTGGGGTATCCCAAGCAGCTCATCCAGGGCAGGCGAAGAAGGCCGGGGACTAATCAAGGGGGCCTCCTGCACAGGTCGCCTGCCCTTCCTGGATGGTCTGGAGGGTGGAAAGTACCTCCACCAGTTGCGTGGAGATTGCTGCCAGAAAAACCAGGTTCGCAAACAACAAGATGCCAAGGTAGACCTGACGCGCCATCATCTCCGACTGCTGCCCTGTGACGGTGTGCAGCGCCTTGGAATTATCCTTCCCCAACGCCAGGACATCCCGAAGCATCCCGTCTCGGATCAGGGAATTGGAAGGCGCGTAGACGGTGGAGACACGCGGATCGGGTAAACCGGGTGGGATTGGGCTGTCTGCCATAGGCACCTCTCTATGTTGATCTGCTGCGGTGAAGCTGGACTACTGAACCATAGTAGCCCGGCGATACGGAATGAAATCGGAAAATTGCATGGCCGGGTGGGGAGAGGGCACGCCGGGGGCGGCAAGGTACTCCCCCTCCCCTCTGCCTACCGGCCCCGCGTCGTCACTGCTACGCATTCCCCCCGTTCGTCCCTGCTCCCCTACCACTTCCACTGAGGCACATGGGGCGTGTCCTGGTACGGGATGGGAACGGGCGCCACCAGCCTGTGGTCAGGAGGCGGCTTGGACACCTTGATTTTCCCGGTACGCTCGGCAGCGTGTTGCTGTAGACAGACTTCTCCCCAGGACGTGATCCGCCACGGGGCACGGGCAGCGAGCTTGTACCGGCTGAGAGTCTCGGCTGCTGCAAGCTGGGCATCGGTGGGCAACTTCCGCCGGTTGAGCGTGCGGAAGGGGTTGGTGTACCCATTGTAGAGCGCCACCAGGATGATGTGCTCTGGGGAGTCGTCTACGAGATCAAAGGCCATGGGGGAGCTCGGCAGGGACGTAGCCACCCTGGTAGATCACCTGAAGGCCGGATTCCCGGAAGGAGGACAGCATCTGCTCCATGCGGGCCAACGCGGTGGAATGATCCCACTTTTCGGTGGGATGCTCTACGGGCACGAAGTCCAGGAATTGAGCCATGATGATCAGCCAGTGCCCATCGGGCCCCTTGGCAATGCCCACCTGGACATCGTGGTCGTTTTGGAGCCTCACGACGGTGGCGCAGATGTGGAGCTCCGCGTTGGGGCCAGTGGGAGCCTGGCCTTCACGCGCCTGGGAGAGCTTCAGGTAGGGGGAACGGACCCGACGCAGGTGCATGGGCAGCTTCGGGGGCCTCCCCAGGAGCCGGGCACGCTGAGGCTCTTGGGCGGGGAACAGGGATGGAGGAGCGGTGCGGTCTGACATATCGGGCCTCACTGCTCCGTAGTAGCCGCTGTGTCCCCATGCCTTGCAGGGCAATGAGATTATTTTCCAGCTCCAGAATGCGGGCATCGCGGGCGGCAACCATGTTGATCGCCGTCGTGTAGTTGTCCCGATAGAGATTGTGGGCATCCCGAAGCCACTGCATCCGCTCCCAGATGGGGACCGGCCCCTTTCGGGGAGAGCTTTCGGGGTAGACCTCCAGAATCCCGAGAGCGGTCAGGATGCCCTCCACGTCCCGCACGTCTGCGGACAGGTGCCGATTTTCGATGACCCGCAGCCGAAGGATTTCTTGATCCTTCCGCCGGAGCTCCTTTTCGTTCTCAGCCAGCCCGGTCAGAGCCAGATGGTAGCCATGCTGGATCGAAGCCAGCCGGAGAGCCGATTCGATAAACTTGAGGGCCGATTCAACAAACTCTGCCACATTCCCCTTGGAAAGATGTTCCACATGGGAAAGGATCTTGAGGCCCAAATCACTCTGTTCGCGTACCAGGGCATCAAGAGCTTGAAGGGCTGCGGGGGAGAGCGGAACCATGGCGGTTGGAGGAAGGGCGCCGATGGGGTTGGTAGGATCAGGGGTCATCATCCCGCCACTTCTTCGTCAACGTCAACGATCTGGCGGCACTCAGAGCACTTGAGCCCGGCGTTCATGTGGTTGTGGCAGGGGGCACTTTGGAAGCAGGAGCAGTCCTGCACATCCATCCGCTCCATGATCCCGTCGCAGGGGTTGCCATCCTCATAGAGCTCCTGCCCATCGGAATTGTGGGTACGGCTGCACCTGGACCCTTCGGAGAGACCGGGCTGCGGGGCTTCTGCATGCACATCGGGCGGAATGGTGAAGGTGAAAGAAAGGTGCATGTGCCCATCATGAATGCTGCGTTCGCCGCGCATTTCCTCCAACATCGCCTTCGGGTACAGGGTATCGGTCTGGAGGTGGACGGGGGCATCAAGAGGAACGAAGTCCGCAGCCAACATATCGGCCGCCAGATCCCCGGCGAAGATCGCGGCTCGGGTCTGGTCTTCAGCCATGGTGAGCCCATCGGGGGCAAGCTCTACGCACCCCTTGCAGCCAGGACACTCCCCGGCCCAGCCTTCATGCGCAAGCGGGTCCAGGCGCATCCCGGTGCCCCCACAGAGGTTGTGCCGGGTGAAGCCCAGCCCGGCGGCTTCGGACTCCTCCGAATTGCCGACGGACAGGTGCAGCAGCGGTTCCATTGGGAAGGGCTCGGAGTCGAGCGGACCGGAGGTGAGGGAGTCGATCATGATGAGGGGCGCAAGATCATGCCCTGCATTCAGACTGAGGGCGATGTCCAGACCGTTCGGCTCCAGATGAACGAGCCGGGGAAGCCCTTCCACCTGCTCAGGCTTTTCCGGGGCTGCCACGGGCTGCACCACCTGCTCCCAGGCGATCTTCAGCAGGTGGCGAGAGGGCTTCAACCCGGCAAAGTTGGAGCCCTTCGGCTTCGCCATCTCGTTCCACATGGGGGTGATCCCCTTCTTCCATGCCTGTTTCGATAGAAGCTGCTCTTCCAACTCTTCCCGATGGGCAGCGCACACTCCGATGTCCAGGGGCAGAGGGAAGGCGCCATTCCACCGCAGCCCGCGCATCATCAGCACCGGGTACAGGACAGCGAGCTCCCCGCAGTCCTTGTGCGTACACATCTTCGGCTCCCCATAGACGGGCTCAGGCTTCCGATCCCGAGGTGGAGGAAGCGGGTCCGGATCCCGAGGGGGAAAGGGCGGCGGGTCGCTGGGAACGGAGGAGGAAGCGCCAATAGCAAGAAGCGACATCAGTATGGAAAACATAGGAAAACTCCAATCAGGTGGAAGAGAAAGCGTCTTTCAGGACAAACAACCGAGCCAGGGTATCCGCCTTGAACTGCTGCTTTTCCCGGTATTCAGGTGATGCGAGTACATCCCGAAGCCATTGCGACGGGCGCGGGGCTCCTGGTGCCCGAACCAGATCAGCCAGGAGGTGGCTGGCGATCACTTCACGGGGCGTGTCATGGCCGGTGGTGGCGACGGGTACACAGGCAAGGAAGGTGTCGGCTACCACAAAAGCGGCTTTCACCTGCTCTGAGTAAACGGCCTCCTTCAGCGCATCGAAGGCGTGTAGTGCAGCTTCAGCATCCCGGAAGGGGAGGGGGTGATCCATATCGGCTCCTGCCCCATAGTAGCCCTTCCGGGGCGTTCATCAGAAAATCATCATCCAGGTCACCCGGTACCCGATGGCGGGGCCTACAAAGTCCCCATCCACCTCAGGCCCCTCTGGGTACTCGGCAAAGTCGCCACAGCGGAAGCTGACCACGCTACCCTTCCGGCTGTAGAGCACATCGCCGGTGACTTCCGAGACCGCTTCCAGGGGTACATAGACGCCCCCGACGGAGTACCGGATCTCGATCCGATAGCTTGCGGGGATGCTGCGCAGATCCAGCTCTACCCGCTGCCCATGCACACAGGCGGCCGATGCGACTGCATCCCGAATCTGAACGCTTCCGCTTCCGGTACCCGCCGCATGAGCATTATAGGGCGATAGATGCAGGAAAATCGCTGCCATAAGCAGGCAGGACACCAGCATCTTGAGGTACTTAAGATCGGACATGGGACAGCTCCTGCCTGTATGGTAGCCCGATCCACCGATGCAGCTCTACTTTCTTTGGGGGATGCGCAGATTCAGTGAAGCCCGAACAGCGGTCCCCAGCGTGCCCCTGGTGCCGCGCCTGACCGCTTCGGCGAAAGCGTCAGCCACTCCTTTCCTCCCAGCCAGGGTACCGGAGTTGCCCCATCTACTTCCCGAGCTCCACACGAACCGGGCATTTTCTGCGGGGGCATCCCGTCTCTCCCATGTCGTCCTGATCCACCGCCCCGCAATTTTCGCACCAGACGTAGCCATTCCCATCGTAGCCACCACTTGGTTGGAGCTCGTCCATGCACTTCAGACGGGACCGTCCCAGGCGCCCCCAGGGCTTCCCCTTGCCCCGTACCCACTCTTTTACAACCTCCATGCGGGTATCATGCGGATCCAGGTGAAGAAGCTCCGATAGCATCCAGATGACGCTGCCCGCCTGTTCGGCGGAAAGTGTCGCCATCGTGCAGCCCTCCACAATATTACCGCGCATACACGAATATGCCTGCTGCATCCTCCAGATGTAGTAGTCCCGCGTCCATCGTTCATGCGGCACCTGGATACGCTCAAACCCGTACCAGAACAGAGCGCAGTCTTTCGGCTCAAGCGTCTCGGTCTTACCGACGGGCGGGGTTTCGTTCCACTTCGTCAACTGGCGTTGAATGTCCTCAATCCACTCTGAATGTTCCTTGGCGACATCGCAGAGCGTTTCGTCTGGTACATCAGCCATTTTCGATCTGATCCAGTACCGGGATCCATAGGGGTGAACATCGGAAGGCGCGCGCACCTCCACCGTGAGCCCAAGGCTGTCGGTGACCCATTCCAGATGGGCTTCCGCCTTCACCAGAAAGCCTTCCTCCACCAACATGGGGTTCTTCAGCCCGGTGCTGAAAAGGAATTGGCAGTCTACGGCGCCGCTCATTGAAGCACCTGCATCAGCTTCTGCGGGCACCCGGAAGCCATGAACACCCCGAAGGTGAGGCAGACATAGGCGAAGCCAAGGGCTATCGACCATTTTCCCGTAAACGTCAGCCGGTCATTGCGCAACTTCATAGGCACCTCTCCCCGATAGTAGCTCTCAGCCCTTGAACAGAGAGCCCATTTCGCCGCGGTCCACTTTTTTCTGCACAGGTGCGGTACCTGAGCCCATAGAGGCAGTAGGGGTAGATGAAGCACTGGCCGCCAACGCCTTCTCGGCAGTGGCCACCGCCTCAGCAGCGGCCTTTTCCCGCTTCGCGCGCAATGCCGCTTCCTTCTCCGCAGCCTCTTCTTTCTTCTTGGCTTCCTCCGCCTTCTTCCTGGCTTCCTCTGCATGGATCCGCTCGATATTCTCTGGCGTATCAATGCCGGGAATGCCCCACCCCGTAGCTGCACCGGGGGCTGTTCCTGCCCAGTCCCCAGACACTCGGTCCAACTGCAACCGGGCCAGATCCAGGCGCCTTTCGTGCGCCAGCGCATCCCTGGCGAGGTCCGCTACCCACTCCCCTACGATGATCCACTTTGAGAAAGCGGACATGGCGGCGTTGATCCTCTCATCCAGGCCGGAGACGGCATCTTTGTAGTTGTGCCCGGCCCTGTTGATCAGGAGCGCCTTGAATTTCTGATCCCCAACGTAGGCATCCCGGTAAGCCATACGCGCCCGATCCAGGGTCAGCTGAATGCAGTGCTTCAGCACGGCAATGCAGAGCTCTGCACTGCTTTCGTCCAGCATCCCCTTGATCTTCTCCCACTTGCGGAGCTCCTGCCCCTCAAACACGGGTCAACCACAGCAGCAGAAGCAAGATCGCCTGGACCAGCATCAGCGCCACCGCGCTACCGAGCAACGGGGCCACCCAACGGGGCAGCTCTACCATGGCCGGAGGTGGTTCCGGGGGAGTCTGATACACCATGATCAGCCCAAGGCGGTGCGTCTGCGGACCATCTACAGCCCCGTTCACCAGGACCACGGCCTCAGCCACGGTGTAGCCCCGCTGCAGCAGATCCCGGAAGTTGGGGTCATTCATCAACTCAGACTTCAGGTTTTCGATACCGAAAGTCAGCAGTGTGGGAAGATTCGCCGGAAGATTCTCTTGCATGTGGAGTCCTTTATTTGAGAAGGCTGAGCTGTCTGCCGCGCGTGGAGATCCGAACCGGTTGGGCCTGCTTCATCTGGACTACACCAGAGAGCTTCTCCCCGCGCAAACGCCGGTTGATGTCGTTTATATCCCGACTTACCGGGAATGGAGGAAGCGCGTCCAGAAGCATCTTCCACCCGTCCCCAGACTGTAGCACCCTGGTGTCCAGGAGCACCACAGCGCCCCGATCCTCCTGTGCCCGGATCAGGCGCCCCGCTCCCTGTGCCAGTACCATCGCCGCACTCGGCACCGTCCGCAGCATGTAGGGGCTGCTCTTGGGGCTCCGCTGTTGCAGGAGCTGCCCCACCACACCCTCCACCGGATCATCGGGATGGGTGAAGGGGATGCGGTCGATCACCACACAGCGACAGGCATCCCCCTGGATGTCCAGCCCCTGAAAAAAGCTGCGGGTGGCCACCAGTACCCCGTCAGTGTCTTCTTTGAACCATGTACGCAATTCCCCACGCCCGGCCTCCCCCTGCATCCTGACGGTATAGGGCAGCTCTGCAGCCCGCAGCGCCTGCGCATAGGACCGCATCTGCGAAGCGGAGCTGGCCAGTACCAGGGTACCACCACCGGAAGCGATCACCGCAGACACCACCTGGTCCGCAGCCCATCCGCGCCAGGCTGCCTCTTTGGGACCGGGGCCCGGTGGGATCACCAGGACTCCCTGGTCTGCAAGCGGGTAGGGGGAGGGCAGCCGGAGCTCAAAGCGCGGTGCAGGCGCGCTGGTATCGCTTACCCCCAACCCGAGGGCAATCCGCTGCGTCGGGTAGTCCGGCATGGTCGCCGTGGTCAGCACGGCCACCCGGTAGCGATCCGAAAGGACTGAGGTGGCCCATGCCACATCGGCAGGGGCGATGTTGATCACCACCCGGTCTTCTCCCTTCCTGGTTTTCTCCTTCGTAGCCCAGAAAGCCCAGGGCAGATCGGAAGACGGCCACAAAGACTGAGGCTCTCCCCAGACAGCCGCCTCAAAGCGGTCCACCAGCCCCACCATCTGCTCCCAGGCTTTCGCGAGCTTGCCGACCTCGGCATCTTCCTCCCCCTCGTATTTGGGGGGCGTCATGGTGAAGGAGTTTTCCTGCACACACCCCCTGGAAATGCAGGTACGCCCTACCAACTCGATAAGGCCCCGCATCGCTTCCGCGTAGCGTTCGCCTTTTTTCATCTCATCTTTCAGCCAGCCCTTCCGAAGCAGCATCAGATCCGCGTCCTGATCGCCGATCCCGTTGCGGGAAAGCAATGCCCCCGCCTGTGCAGTGAGCCATTTTACGGGGAGATCCAGGATCGTTTTGGCGGTGTCCTCCCCAACGGCAGCCGCGATTCTGGACACCAGCCCCTTCCCAGACCAGGGAGTGATCTGCTTCGTCTGGGTAGCGCGGATGGAATTTTCCAGCTCGTGAGACTCATCCACCGCCAGAAGGCAGGTGGGGATCCCCTGCACCAAAGCCACAAAGTGGTGATTGGTGACGATGACATGCGCCTGACGGTATCCCTGCACCGCCTTCCGCCAGTAGCAGGGGGAGCCATCCCCACCATCGTAGTGCGGGCACGCCTGCCCTACACATTCGTCGCTGCCGGAACTGACCGACGGCCAGATGTCGCCCGGATCCCAGGGCAGCGCCTCCTTGTCGCCGGAGCAGTCCTCTGACCGCATCCACTCCACCAGCCTGGAGATTTTCCCGTCCAGAAGGAAAGTAGTATCCAACTGCCGAATCTTGGACCGGCACAGGTAGTTATTCCTGCCCTTCAGCAGAGACACCCGAAGGATGTCCTGGACTCCCAGCATCTCAGCCAGGGCCGGGAAGTCCTTGCGTACCAACTGCTCCTGCAGCGCGATATTCGCCGTGGTTACCATCAGTTTGGGGGCTTCCGGCTTCTTTTTTGCACTGGGCACATAGTCCACACCCGCAGCCTTGGCGGCTTTCCTTTCCTGCTGCTCCTGGTGCGCCACGGCATCGGCCAGCTTCTTTTCCGCCCGCAGGGCAAGCAGGATGCCGGGGAGCCCATAGGCGAGCCCCTTCCCGGTCCCGCAGGGGGCCTCGACAAAGCCCCAATGGGGGGCACGCCCCTTGAATTTTCCATCCGCATGGCGGGCCTGTGGATCCTGCGTGTCGTAGTCTTCGGCCAGCTTGGCGATGGCAATGGACATCTCCACCTGCTGCGGGCGAATCTGCCAGCCGCGCTCAGCGAGTGGGCCCGTAGGTCCATAGAACTCCCGAACGAGCTCACTGATCGGGGTGTCGAGGTAGATCGCGGCGTGCGCTATGCGGTGCATGGGGCTCCTGAAACGAAAGAGGCTGCCTGGATAGTAGCCAGACAGCCTCCTTGAATCGGAAAAAAGATCAGCCGACCGCAGCGATGGAGCGCACGTTGTCAGGCTGGGCTTCTTCCGCCGGTTTTGCGGTCAACACCACCGCACGCTCTACGATCTCGCTGGTGAGGGGGTGCGTCCCGCCGTTGGCTGCAACGCCGGAGTAGGCTTCGGAGAGCGCAACGGTAATCGCGCGATAGGTGGGGTTCACCTTGCGCTTCTTACAACGGGCCTGATAGTCCTTCAGAGCCTTTTCGGTGGCATCGTCCGAAGGCAGGGCGTAGCAGGAAACGATGTCATCCTGGTTCACAACCTCATCCTGCCCGCCGAAGGTGGACAGAACGATCTCATCCCCGATCTCCACCACCCGGCCGAAGACCGTTTCCCCGTTGGCATCCTTTGCCACCGCGATCCCGCCTACGGAGACCTGCACCGCCGGGCGGTTGAAGGGCAGGAGCTGCTGCGCAACCTCCACCTGCAGGTCTACCGCGCGCCCCAAGAGCCCAATCAAGGGGGTACCGCAAGCCGCACCCTGCCCACCACAGGCGAGCTTGAGGGTCAGCACGGCAGCCTTTTTGCTGCAACGCAGGATGCAGGTTTTGATCTCGGCACCCCCCTGCATGGCGATCTGACCGTCCTTCGCGTCGGCAAGGACGATACGAGCTCCTTCCATATCGGGAGTAACAGCCTGGGTATTCTTCCAGTCGTCGCGCTCGGAAGCGCGCAGGTAGCTCTCCTTCGCGCCAGGAATCAGCTTTTCCAGGACTTCCGCTTCTTTGGAGGAGGTGATCCGGAAGGACACATCCAGGGTGTAGATGTAGGTTCCATCCCCCTGACTGTCCGGCTTGGCAGCCATTTTCGACAGGCTTCCCTGTCCGTTCGGCTTTGGTTCCAGTAAATCGATGATCATAAAAACTCCTGAGCGCCAGTACGCTCATTGCCATAGTAGCCCGGCACCCTGCACAATGCAGAAGCCGCCTTGAGGGGATGTCAGAATCCCGGCACAGATGCAAGGGGATCTTTGTCGTTTACGGAACCGGTGGTTCCCGGAGTAGCGGTTGAATCTTCTTCGGCTTCCACCTTCTTCTTTCTGCCCCGCCGCTGCTTCGGGGGAGCGCCTTCTTCCGGCTCTGCGAAGGGCGATGCCCTGGGGATCAGAAGCCCAAGGCGCCCGGCCGGGGTGTCTGACCACTGATCCGCATAGGTGCAGGAACCGGGGTCATAGGCCAGGGCCACATCCCCACCCGAGATCCCGAATTCAGAGCGCACCTTGTCCGCATAGATCCTGGTCTGCGGCCATGGGCGCTTCACCCGCTGCCCCTTTGCGGTATCCGGCGGTTCTGCCACCACCACCAGGACATCATCGGCATCCTGCCTGATAGATGATGCCCCCTTGAGTTGCTTCATCGTCACGCGCTGGTACCGACCCGGCATGGCCTGAGCATCATTTCTGGGATGTACGATCAGGAAAATAGTTATAGAAAGCTGCTTTGCCAGGATGGCAAGAGCCCGGATCACTGTCTCTATCGACCGGCGCTCGTCTGTTTCCAGGTCAGGATCCAGAAGAAAATTCAAATGGTCGATCAGGAAGAACCGCACCCCAAGGCGCCTTTTTGCATATCGGATCGCCTCAAACATCTTCGGGGCCGGGATGTGGCCGTAGTGATCTAAAATGTAGAGCGGCAGCCTCCCCAGAATACCAAGCGCATCTGCGCGCTCTTCTCGGGTCACCCTGGTGAAGTCTCTCCCCACCTGCACCCGCAGCAGTTTTTGCACGGTGCCGATGGGCTGCTGCTCAAAGGAGGTGATCATGCATCCATAATTTTCGCGTGCCTGTGTCAGCAGAGCCCATGTTGCGAAGGTGGTTTTGCCCTGCCCGGTTTCCCCTGTGATGATCTCCACCCCCGGCCTCCACCCTCCCAAGAGCGTGTCCAGGTTTTTAGACCCGGTGGGAGCTCCCCGCAGCGCATCGGGGTTATCAATGAGTTGCTCGATCTCCAGTTGGAAATCGTCTGCCCGGCGGAAAGACATCCCGTGGAGCGGTACGGCTTGCTCCAGACACCGCTGGATCGTCGCTACCGGGATCTTCTGTGCGATGCACTCGGCAGCGTCTTTGCAGGGCAGGGTGGCTCTGGAGCATTTGTCTGCCCCGATCTTCTCGGCAAAGGCTTTCCAGCCCTCCTCCCCTACCGCATCGGTATCGTAAAGCCCGATGATGTTGGGATAGGGCTCCAACAAATCCAACCATTCATCCTTGAATGTTTTGGCACCCGCTGTGCCGGAGACGATATTCTGCGTGTACCCGTAGGAGTGCAGTGCGATCACGTCAAGCTCCCCCTCGGTCACCAGGACGGGGACATCAGTATCCCCCAACAGATGGGCACCGAAAAGGGGCAATGGGCGCCCGACACATACCCGGTACTCCTTACACTTTGAGCAGCCTGTGACCGACTGGCAATGCTCGCAGGTGCCGACCTTCGGGATGGACCGAAAGCGGATGTTGACCACCTTCCCAGCCTTATCCATAAGCGGAATGGTGAGGTACAACCGGCCAGCCTGTGAGTAGACCGGCTGGTTATCCATAAGATATACCCCGATCTTGAACGCCTGACAGGACTCTACAGAAAGCCCACGGGCTTCCAGGTAGGCACCGGCATCAGAAGCCTCTTTTGTATTTGAGTTGAACAGGAAAGACGTGCATTCTTCCGCCAGCGTTGGCGTGAATTGGAATCTGCCACCAGATGCAGGCGCTTCCTGTGGCTCTTCCTCTTTTGGGGGAGAGTTTTGAGGAGAGCGGGCGCGCTCGGGAGCTTCCGGGCTACCCAGGAGCGAGCCTACCGACATGGCCGGAGCGCGCCATCCGCGCCCCTTACTGCCCGCCGTCCGCTGCCTCGGCTGGTCCTGCACCTCTACGATCAGGCGCCGGTCCACAGCCCACTTGTGGAGCTCTCCCCAATCAGCAGACTGCATCTGCGAGGAGTTTTTGCTGTAGAGCTGAAGGCACAGAAGCTCTACAACGTCGCCCTTGGCCTGGCAGGCATGGCACTGCCAGCCCTTGCGATCCCGGTTCACGCCGCACGGGGGGCGTGGGTCCGTTCCACTGCGCCGCTCTGCCTTGCAGGATGGGCACGGCCCGAAGGTATTGAGCACCCGCCCGGCTTCCAGACCGAGCTGCGTTGTGGCCACGTCCAGAACGGAATTCTGCTTCAGGTCGGTAAACCACTCCATCAGCGCCTACCACGGGTGGAAATTCTCACCGGCTGCGTCGCCACGGGTGGAGGGGGATTCGGCCGGGCCGGGGGCTTGGGTGCAGGTGCAGCAGCAGGTGGTGGATGCCCGTGGAAGACCCCCTGCCATCCCAGGTTCACATCGGGGACATCGGCAATAGAAGCGTCTTCTGTAAACTCCCCATTTACAAGAGCACCACCAGCCTTCCAGGCCAGCGCATTTTCCACCCGCTTCGCGATCTTCTGCGGGCGAAGCAGGTTCATGGACAGGTCCAGGTATTCGGTGCCCTGTGGATTCTCCCCCCGCCAGAAGCGGGCTTCGTTGGTATCGGCAAGGTGGGCATAGTCCCCCACCACCAGAGCAAGCTGGTCTGCGCTGAAGCCATCCGCCAGCCGGGCGCGGATCACTTTTTTTCTGGCTTCGGTGAGGATCACCGCGTTGGGAGAGGGGCGGTGCTTCTTCCAGGCATCAAAGATTTTTTGAATCTCTACGCTTTGCTCTTCTCTTTTTTCGGTCGGCATCTCGTTGCTCCCAGAGCCGAAGGTGGCCATACTCGGCTACCCCGGCGGCATCGGTGACATGATCCAGTGACTCGATAGTAGCCCCCTGGGAGGCTGCCATGCGCTCTAAAAGGGCGGCCATGCCGGGAATGCGGATCGGCATCTTCGCCAGCGATGCAGCCTTCGCAGCGTCGCGCTTGGTCGCTATCGGCAGATTCAGTAGCGATCTACGCCACTCTTCCGCCTTCACCATGACGATCTCCCCGTGGATGTGTTCCTCTAGCGGCCCTGCAAGGGTGCCGGTCTGCACCGCTACGGTGATCCCGACAGCGGGGTTCACCCTGGAAATGTAGGGAGCCTCCACAGCCAGCCCGAATCTGGGGATATTGTGGGCAGCCAGAACGGTTTGGATGCAGAGCCCTACCCGGTGAAGGGTGGGGACAATGACCTTTCTGGATTCTCCATTCACATGCAGAGCGTAAATCTCAAAAAGGACGGCCCCGTAGCTGGTACGGGGCCGCCATGACCACAGAAGCACCGGCTTGGCATCAGGGGAGAGAAGGAGACACGCCCCGCGCTGCCCCGGATCCAGGCCTAGCCAGTGCATCAGAAGGGGATGTCGTCGTTGCTGACGGGGCCACCGGCGGCACGCGATTCAGCTACCTGTCGCGCGCCGCCGCCCGATCCACCGGATGCGCGTGCTTCACCGGGCGCCTTGCGGGGGTTCTTCTCCCTCCATGTGGTGTAGGCGGTCCACCCGGTAAAACCCTGCTCCATGATGGACTGCCACTCATCTTCCTTGTCCGCACCCTTGTACCGGTTGAAGAAGGCGATCTTGTAGGAGACACCGGCGGTGCCATCGTTCTTGGTGTAGGGCTCCGCCTTGACCACGCCGATCAGGGCATTCGCCCGGTCGTCAGGGAAGATCAACTCAAGGCTCTCGTCACTGTCCGCATCAAAGGGCTCTTCCCAGCCATTCGCCAAAGCGAGATCGGCCAGAGCTCCGAGCGCACGCTCAGTGAGCCAAAAGTCCACATCGATCACCGCACCGGCGCGCGGTCCCTCCAGAACGATGAACCGGATCATCAGACCGGGGGTGCCCTTGGAGGCAGACAAAAAACGCTCCCAGCCGATCACGCCGAAGAGGAATTTCCCCTCCTCCTTGAGCCGATCTGTGGTGTTCTCGTTGTCCCAACCTTTTTCTTTGCGCTCCGCTTGGCGAGCGCGAGGATCTACGACGGCCATGGCAATTCTCCTTGATTTTCCATTCTTCAGAAAGCGTGGCAGTCATCCCTGCCACACCAGATAGTAGCCCGTGGTGGGCAGAGATCAGTAGTCGTTTCCGGTTTCTTCGGCAGCGGGAGCAGGTGCCGCACCGGCTGCTGGGGTGCTGTTGATCGACCGGCGGCTACCCGACATGGCCCCCGGTGGGCGAAGCGAAGATGCGGCAGTCCCCTCCTCCTTCTGTGCCAGGACGCGGAACCAGAGGCGCACATCCGCCTGGACGATCCCGGTGAGCCCACCGTAGGGCTTCGTGAGGTACTTCGCATCGGAATCCAGCATGATCGCGCGCTGCATCCCGGCACTCGTCATCTGCTTGTAGATGTAGCCGACGATGTTGAAGTAGGCGGGGATCGCCGTCTTCATGCCACCGGCCAGCTTCGGCACGATGATCCGCTTCCCGGTTTCCTCATCCACCTCGGAGTCAGGCAGAGCGAGACAGATGATATTGTAAGGCAAAGAGCGCAGCATCCGCATGAAGTTGCGGAGATTGACGCTCAAAGTACCCCAATCCTGCTTCGTCATTTCGGGAGCCGGGCCTTTCTTGACCTCGGATCCATCGGGCGCCTTCGGCTGTGCAGGCATCGCCTCCTTCTTCTTGGCGATGATCTCATCCATCATCAGCTGCTGCAACTCGGTCAGCGAATCGATCACGATGGTCTTTACCCAGGAAGGAAGCTGCCCCTTCGCAGCAGCCTGGAAGAAGGCCCGGACTTCGCCGAAGTTCCGGCACCGGGGATGCCCGGAATCCCCCACGCTCCCAACGATCTTGGCTTTCGGGTTGGCCGCATGGATCGTCGCG